TTATTGAATGTTCATGTATACGAACAAGTCAATGATGAAAAACATCTAATTGAATTAATGTCTGAACCTAATTGGGAAAAATTAAAAGATAGTGAATTTGTAGAAAAATTAATTCACTTGAATGGTCAGTTTTACAACATGCAAAAAATGCCTCAACCTATTGATAGTATTCCTAGACTATCAATGTTTTTAGCTATTATTAGACCGGGGAAAAAGCATTTGATTGGTAAGTCTTGGAAAGAAGTTAATCAAACTGTGTGGGACAAGGGAACTGATGGGTATGTTTTTAAAAAGGCTCATGCGATAGCATATGCACATTTAGTTGTAGTTCATATGAATCTGCTTATGGCATCTTCTGAACCAAAGTAATACTCTTTCGTTTTGACCTGCGTTTAATAAGTTCCCCCATACTACACACTGGTCCGTGTAAAATTATTAAACTTTTATTGCTGAATGTTCTTATATATTCTTTAAAAGGTGCCCACTCGCTTTTTAAGAATAAATTAATAGGGATAAGTCTGTTACTTTCCCACCACCAAACATCCCCTAATTCTAGGAACTTTTCTTTAGCAGATGTTTCTAATATTGCGCCGTAATCATAGATAGTTGTCACTATGTCATCACGGTTTTGCACAATACCAACATAATCTTGATTGGCATATGAACATACTGTGATAAAGGGGTGATTCTCTGCTAATCGTTTGAAAAAATCTTGTTGTTGTGATGTCATCGTATCATTATTTATTACTGGGTTACCAAAGTTAATTAAATAAAAAATTTAAAGACTAAATATAGTATAGGAGCCTACATTTGTGTATTCAACAGCCGTATTTTATTATATTCAACGCAATATTGTTGTGCTATTGTCAGGCAATTCACCAAGGAGATATATGCCAGTCTACGCAAAACCATTAACTTTGCATAAAGGAGTCGATAATCAGATTCAATTCCAATTCCTCAATCAGGAACAAAAACCAATTGACATAACTGGTAAAGATATCACTTGTAGAATTATTGACTATACAGGTGCTAGAGTATTAGTATCTGCCACATTAGTACCACAATTTCCAGCTACCGGTATTTGTGCATTGATACTAAATGCCGCAACTATTGAAGACATTGACCCGCAAAAGGCATATTATAGTTTGGAAATTCCAGTTGGTAGCTTTGACTTTCCAGTGTTCGTGGATCAGAATGCAGGAGCACGTGGGGTAATGAATATTGTTAATTCAGTACTACCTAACTTTATTCCTTCATATGAATTATCTATCCCAACATCACAGATGTTCCCTAATAGTAATGCATATATGAATAGCAATGGTCAATCTAATCTAACATACTATTCAAGTGTGTTGGACACCAATGATAACCCAGTACTAACAATTCAAACTGAATATGTTGAATATTACGGTAACACTACAATTCAGGGTAGTGCTATTGTTGATGGTGATTGGTATGATATTGTTACTACCGAAGAAGTGGCAAACAATACTCAAACAGTAGGTTATATCATACAAGGCTTCCATCCATATATACGCATGGAATTCACAAGTAACTCGGGTGCAGTTGCCAATATATTAACCAGATAACTTGTTTTAACATTGTGATTGTGTTACAATCAATAGATGTTTGATATCCTATCTATTTTACCCGGTAAAAAGAAACAAACTAGTTCTGGTTGGACAAGTTTCAACGCTGTTTGCTGTACTCATTTTGGTCATAAACCTGACCGAAGAATGAGGGGAGGGGTAAAATTTGATGGTAACAACTGGTCTATGCATTGTTTTAACTGTGGGTATAAATGCAATTTTATACTAGGAAGACAAATTAGTGCTAAAACACGTAATCTATTAACGTGGTGCGGCATTGATAGCGACCAAGTTCAACGTTGGAGTCTAGAAAGTTTACAGCATAAAGATTTACTAGACTTACTTCAGCCCAAGGCAAAGCGTGTAAAAATAAAATTTAATGACCATACTTTACCTGACGCTGAGTTGCTTGATGTAAATAACCCAAATCACAAAGTATACATAGATTATCTAACTGCTAGGGGAATAGATAGTAATGACTATCCTTTCATGGTTACACCCAATGAATCAGGAAGGATGAGCAATCGTATTATCATCCCCTATACCTATAAAAATAAAATTGTAGGCCACACAAGTAGATTCTTAGACAACAAGATACCTAAATATATTAATGAACAACAGCCCGGATATGTCTTTGGTTATGATTTTCAAAAACCTGAATGGGAAGTGTGTTTATTAGTAGAAGGTATTTTTGACGCACTAAGTTTAAATGCATGTGCATTAACACATAACACAATTAATGATGACCAAGTATTGTTACTAAGTCAATTAAACAAGCGTATTATTTTTGTACCAGACAGAGATAAAACAGGATTAGAAAGTTGTGATAGGGCGTTAGAGTTGGGATATCAAGTTAGTATTCCCAATTGGGATGTTGATGTAAAAGACGTAAATGATGCTGTAGTGAAATATGGTAAGTTAAGTACCCTATTGAGTATACTACAATGTGCTACAAATAGTAAAATCAAAATAGAAATGCAAAGGAAGAAAATTGGCAAACAAAACGGATTCTAAAGAGCAGATTGAATATAATACTGCAACGCAACAATTTTTCCTATCCATGATGTTAACTAACGCTGAGTTGTATACTCGGGTTATGAACATTATGAATAGTGAAAACTTTGATAAGTCATTGAGACCAGTGGCTGAAATGTTTAAAGAACACACAGACAAATATAAAGTATTACCTGACCCAACACAGATTAAAGCATTGACTGGTATTGAAGTTCAGCCCATTGAAAATCTAAATGAAGGTCACTATGAATGGTTTTTGGATAACTTTGAACAGTTTACTAAACGACAAGAATTAGAACGTGCGATTCTTAAAGCGGCTGACATGCTAGATAAGCGCGGTGATTATGGTCCTATTGAAAAAATGATTAAGGATGCTGTACAAATTAGTCTACAGAAAGACATGGGTACAGATTACTTTGCAGACCCCAAAGCACGTATCAACAAGTACTTTAATGCAGGTGGACAAGTTAGTACAGGCTGGCAACAAATGGATAGATTGTTGTATGGTGGTTTCAGTCGAGGTGAATTGAACATCTTTGCAGGTGGTAGTGGTTCAGGTAAATCATTGGTTATGATGAATATTGCATTGAATTGGTTGCAACAGGGACTAAGTGGGGTTTATATTAGTTTGGAACTTAGTGAAGAATTAACTAGTTTGCGTACTGATGCAATGCTAACAAGTATGAGTACTAGAGATATTCGTAAAGATATTGATACCACAGAACTTAAGGTCAAGATGATGGGTAAAAAATCAGGTAAATATCGTGTTAAAGGATTACCTGCACAAAGTAATGTAAATGATATTCGTAGCTATTTAAAAGAAGTACAAATTCAAACAGGGATTAAAATTGACTTTGTTATGGTTGATTACTTAGATTTAGTTATGCCAGTAAGTGTTAAAGTTAATCCTAATGACCAGTTTATCAAAGACAAATATGTAAGTGAAGAATTGCGTAACTTGGCAAAAGAGTGGGGTATCTTGTTAGTAACTGCAAGTCAGTTGAATCGTAGTGCAGTTGAAGAAATTGAATTTGACCACAGTCATATTGCAGGTGGTATCAGTAAGATTAACACAGCAGATAATGTGTTTGGTATCTTCACAAGTCGTAGTATGCGTGAGCGTGGTAAGTATCAAATTCAATGTATGAAAAGTCGTAGTTCAACTGGTGTAGGACAAAAGATTGACTTAGAATATAATATTGATACAATGCGTATTACTGACTCGGGTGTTGACGGAGAAGATACTTATCGCCCTAATAATGCACAACCAAGTCCAATGGATTTGATGAACAGCATTAAACCTCAGTCTACATTAATGGCAACTCAACCTATTATTGACCAAGCTACAGGAGAAATTATTGAACCTGTCACTAAACATGTTGTGGCTGATGTACAGGGATCAAAATTAAAATCATTACTCAGTTCATTAAAGAAATAGATAATGTGGGTCCTAGCATAAATACTAATAGGAAATCTAATTAAAATGCAAAGACAAACCCGCTCACTATTACAGGAACTAGAGGCCTTGGGAAATAACCGTGATACGTCACATGTTATTGAGAGCAGGGCCCACAGTATTATTACTAGTGCAATTAATTTGCTTGAATTAATCAATAGGAATTATACTGAAGAAGAGGCTCAAATACTTGAGAGAAAACTACTAGGTGCAATAAAAAGCAAGGATCAAACTAAGTTTTCTAAATCTTTGAGAAAAAATCGTGAAATTAAAAAAAGTTAAAATAGTGGGTGTATATGAACCTATCTGAATCACTAGCAATACTTAGGGCTAAGATTGACAATTTATCAGTCATCAATGAAGCCTTTACGGGAGGTCATGCTCCGCACTTAGAAGACAGTGTTTATTTGCAAGGTAGTGCTGGGGTAAAGGATGCAATGAAATCTGTAGCATCTACTATTAAAAAACCACAAACTGCTACTATTAAATGGGACGGATATCCTGCATTAATATTTGGTCGCGGTACTAATGGTAAATTTAGTATTAGTGATAAACATATGTTTAATAAAGCAGACGGTTCAGGACGTGCAATTTATAGTCCCGAACAATTTATTGAATATGACAAAGCACGTGGGGTTGAACGTAGTGGACTAGCAGCCATTATTCCTGCAATATGGCCCGGATTAGAAAAATCAAGCAAGGGCACAAGAGGTTATTATTGGGGTGATTTATTATTCAGTCAGCCATTAGAAGACCGTAATGGTCAGTATGTTTTTAAAGCCAATCCTAAAGGTATAACATACACCGTGCAAGTTGATAGCGAAATTGGAAAAGAGTTAGCGGGAAAAACTGCAGGTATTGCGGTACATCAATATATTGAAGCTGATGCGGCAGAAAAAACTGCACAAATGAATGCTAAGGGTCAGAAAGTACATGCCACTGATTTAGCAGTTTCATTAAATGGTGAGCTAGGTGGATTAAAGAATGATTCAAATGTTGCTATATTACCTAGTAAAATGCCACAGACACCAAACATTCAAGTACCTAAAGCAGAATTAGCAAATCTTAATTCTGAATTATCTAAATACGGTCCTGCATTAGATAAACTACTAGATACAACTTATTTAGGAATCGATCCAAGTGCATTTGCAAATAACTTAATTGGTGTTTACTTCAATAAAAAGATTCGTGATGGTAATTTAAATGACTTGACTAAAGGTTTCTATGACTTTATTGAAGCAAGACCGTTAACAGGCCCAATGAAGCAAAAGCTACTAACGGGCTATACTGATAAAAAGACAGGTCAAACTTATCCAGGTCATATTCCTGAAAACAAAGCAGGAGTCGATGCATTGATGCATATATGGATTGCTGTATACCAGCTTAAAACAGCAGTATTAAATCAGTTAAACAAAGCCGCAGAAGATAGTCCTGTGCAAGGTTCATTAGATGATGGTACTAAAGGTCAAGAAGGATTCGTAGCTAATGGCTACAAATACGTAGATAGAATGGGCTTTAGCCGTCAAAATTTTGGTAGTAAATAAACCAAAACCATACTTTTTTTGTAGTTGGCATAAATAAATATATGAAGCAGTAGGCTTCAAAATATTAAAGGAATGTCAAAATGGCACAATTTACAAAAGTTAATGGTGACTTACTACCAGTATTACACTTAGATGCGGCAGCATATACAAACAGCGGTGCAAACGCTGTTAGTTCAGGTTCTTCAGTACAACCACAAGGTCCAAAACTAGATTTCTTCACAGTTACAGCTACAGGCGCTTTGACAGGTACACAAGTTAACCTAATCATTCAAGCTACTCAACAATTAGCTACAGTTTACTTGTACGAGTACACAGACACAACTAATGACACATTAGCAATGGCTGTTTACCCAACAGGTGCATGGACAACTACTACATTGAATGCCGCAGTTATCGCTGAATTAACAGCAGGTGGTGTTGCTAACACAACAACTACAACAGCTACAGCTACATTCACAAACTAATCTAATCTTTAGTTTATAAAAACCCTAGATTATTCTAGGGTTTTTTTACCTTTATTAAATACTATATGGACTACAGACTTAGATGCTATACATTATTTGATATTACAGTTACGAATATTCGTAATAGGGGCCGCCCAGAAGACCCTGAATTGTTACAAGATTGGTTGTACAAGCGTAACACTCAATGTAACTTTGATACTATTTTGCAGGCTATATCATTGCGTAGCCAACCTGATGTGTTTAGCAGTCCAAAAAGAACAGATATTAGATTTGATGAATTTACACAATTTGGATTTTTGTTTGACCAAGAAGAAGAAAAAACGTATTCTTGCTGGTCATTTGAATTTTCCGTACAACACCCTAGTGTGTTTCATGATGGTATAACTGAATTGGGTTCATTGTATAAAGACTGCGACCAAGTACCTATGATTAAAACACATACATCTTGGGACAAACTCTCTATGTGTTTAGATACAAGTGACGAGTTAAAAAATATACATTTTGAGGTGTTACATGGCAACTAAAAGAAAATTTGCAAAAAAATCTAGGTTAACGTCAGACCAAGTAATTGTAAAATTAGAAAAATCTATCCCCACTGTGGAACTTGAAAAATTAGCTGACATATCAGTTTTTCAAGAATCAGATGGTTCTTATTCTTTATTCAACAAATATATAATTAAAAAAACAAATCAAGGTTATTTGGTAACTCACAAACAGTTGGCTGAAAGTAATATTTGTTTTTATATGTTAAAACATGCAGTTACCTGGTGTACATATGATAAACGAAATAGAATTATGGATTCTAAAAGAATACTTGATTTGGACAATCAGTTAACTAGTTTAGATTCAGCTATAGCAATTCATCAAAATCTTACAAAAAGAACAAAAAATACAGATGATAAACTTATATATTTGGCTAAATTAGGTGAGGAAAAGGTTCGTAGGAGTAGAATTTGCAAAGAATTAGAATATTATGTAGTAGAATCTAAACTTTGGCAAGCTAAACGGTTCGGCGCAAAACCTTGATATCTGAAAACTATTGATAAATATATTATATATTTCTTTGGAATACAATTATGAAACTACAAGACCTTGACAACAATTCAATTAGCAATGCTGGTAAAGCATTAAAGGAACATTATGAAGTTCCTTTTAACGTAGCAAAAATGCCAATGGCATCTACAAAAAACATGCTTCAAAAAGTTCGCGGATTGATTAAAGAATCAAAAGAATCTGGTAACTTTTACCAAAAGCAAACAGCACCTTCATACATGAAGTTAGTGTTTATGGAGCAAGCATTAGTACATCATTTCAATCATTTACGTTCACAGCCTAAGCCACGTATTGTTGTTGAAAATGAAGAAGTAGAAAAATCACAAGTTGTATTGGCAGCACAAGATTTAGTTGATTCAGTGCAAAAAATGTTAGAAGAAGTATCTGACATGTTAGTTAAAGAACTACCAGCATTGACAACAGGTATTCAATCTGAAATTGGTGTTAGTGAATCTGAACAATTCAATAGCCAAGCAGGACAAGCATTGACTGCATTACAAGCATCTATTACAGAAACTAAATCTGGTTTACAATCAGCATTAAATGGTATTACTGGTCAAGCTGAAACAGGTGCATTTGATGCTGGATTCAATGATGGTGCAGAAGCTGGGATGGATGCAGGCGCTGAAGCCGGTGCAGAAGCTGGGATGGATGCAGGAATGGACGCTGAAATGCCTGCTGAAGAACCTGAAATGAACTTCCCTGAAGAACCAGAAGAAGAACCAACTGGCGGTGTTGGTAGAGCAAAGAGATAACATGTTACTCTTTGAACTTGATAGTCCCCCTGAGACTGTCAAACTTCTTGCAGTTGTCAATAAACTAAAAAGTGATATTGACAGTGGCAAAGGTAAAACAGATTGGACAACAGATGAGTTTTTAGAATACCTACAACTAAACGGTATTAATTTAGACCCTACTGACTTGTACAAAATGATAAAAAGTCCACCCCTTAATAATGTTATTACCAATGTCCAAAATGGTAAAGTAATTTTTAAAGGACAACAAGAAGCTACCACTGATACTCCTCCACCAGAAGCAGAAGATAGCAAAAAAGTGGTCAAACAAATGGCTAATCGCGCCATGAAGTGATTAAATGGTATACAAGCGTAAGTAAACCATGATACAAAACATTGTTACTGTTACATATGAAGAAGATTTTAAATATCTGTTGTTACAAGCAGAAAGCATACAAAAACATCTTATTTCGGAAGTACCCTTTACTCATTGGGTGATTATCAATGACCCAACCATCACTAATATTGTTCCTTATCGATTGCAATTAGAAAAATATTATAATAACACTACCTGCAAATTAAAAATA